TGGGCTTTCAACCAGCATGGACAGTCCCTTAGCACGCAACAGACCCATCCGGACACTCGGACCAGCGAATCTGTCGTTGCTGAAAGACCACCCTGCGGTGAGGATTCGTTTTACAGGATCAACCAACACATTGCCGCTTTCACTGCAATACATTTGGCAAAATCCCGCGGATTCGAGATCATCGTGAATAACCATCTTAATCTCAAAACCCAACCGTGTGAAGAATTCCGCATCTGGCACATGCGTGCGACCTCCACATCTGAGCGACGCCAACCCGTCGTCACCCTCAACAACCATCTTGAGCACACACTGATGTTTGTGCGCATAGAACGCCATCAAGAGGTAGTTGGTAATTCCATTGCCAAGACTGGTACACATGTCGCCACTCATTCGCGTCCCTCGGACCGCGACACGAAGCGAACTAAACCCTAGGATGTTGACACCTGACAAGGCCTTAGTGATCCAGTAATCGTATTCTGCTCGGTTAGGCAGAAAACGTATGAAATATCGATACACTTGCAACTCGCATGAACGGAGTATTGCGGGAGTGAAGTGCGCCTCAAATCGGCTATGGTCGGTCTCGATATAACCGGCCAACCTGTCTTTAACAACACTACGAATGTACGCCATCCTCTTGGCAACAGGGATGTGTTTAACGAAACATTCGAGTTTGTAAACTTCGGACTCAATCAACTTAAACAGTGGGCCACTCCAGCCCTTGAAAGCATCACTGCGACTGTTTATGGTCCGCGCAGGTTTGAATTTCGTGTACCTCTCGCGCTTGATGAATGATTTGCACTTAAGGTACTTTCGATGCATCTTGCCCTGACATTTGTCCTGAGCTTTCTCCAACTGTCGTTTCCGCCAGTCGGGGTAAGACGTCTTGTCCAGCCACGAACGGAACCCGACATCGGCGTCAGGTTGAAGGGGCTGAAACTTTTCTTTGCAGAACGACCGAACGAAATCTCGAAATTCATTGAGCAATTTTCGGTCAACAGGAGGTAAACTACACAAAACACGCTTAGCTAAAGCCGACTTTATCGTTTGCTTATCGTACGGGTGCGGAGCAGGCCAACAAGCCCCTTCCACATGGATCCCAAGTGAGACTTGAGGAATATCCCTATTCTCAACAAATCCGGAGTCTTTCACTCTCCAACTCCGGACCTTATCAATCCCTAACTTGGTTGCGATTTCCCAATACTTATAGCCATGTTGTACAGTAAACCCCGTCAACGCGTGACGGGGCTCTCCTGAAAATCCCGCGTATTCAATGAGAAACCATCTCGAATCCTGAGATGTGCCAAATAGTCCAGCAAAAACTGCACAGTATGGGTCCTCACTTCTGGAGTCTTGAAATACGGGATGTTCGTGGAACGCGACGCCGTAAGATAACGCACGTCCAGTCTTTCGCGATCACCATCGCCTGTCAAATCAAAGCCTTCGAACGTCGAGACGTCAGCGGCGACTGAACCGCAAACGTGAAAACGATACGAATGGATAGTGGGCAACACCCACCACCGTGTTCCTCGAGTGATTGTGCTTACTTCATAGTCAACCATCTGCGGCCTGTTCCGGAGTAGATCGAACCCGCGTGACACTACGACTCGCTCGTCGTCTACGGTTTCCGGTACAGCTTGGACTATGATATCGTTGCCTTGGACACCAAATGCAACGTCTCGCGCAATAAACATGGGCTTTTCTTCCCACGAGTCTGTTTCATCATTGAACACTCGAATGACACCCTTTTGGACATACTCCTGAATTTGCGCAGCTCGCCACTTATGCTGCGTCATCCATGTTTCTGTGATCCCGTCAAAAATCATCAGAATGCGTGTCCAAATCCACCTACGCCAAGAATCAACCGTGTCCTCTACCGTAAACAAGTAAGGCAAGTGCACATTCACATCTTGTGCCTCTGGCCCTGTAGGAGGACCGGCATCGACATGGTTCTTCTTCTCTTCTCCACCATCGACCGACTCTTGTGCGTCCCTGTCGGATTCGA